TTTTGCTATAATTGAGTAGCGCTTCCATAGCCAAGTGGTAAGGCAATTGACTGCAACTCAATGACCGTTGGTTCAAATCCGACTGGAAGCTCCAAACAAATCTTGTTTTGGTAACGAAAAAGTGCCAAATATACAGAAAAACCGCCTAAAAATGGCGGTTTTTCATTAAAAATGGGTCGCACGAGTAAAAATTTAAATCTCGGGTTCGACCCTTTTTCTATTTCTAATACTTCTAAACTAAATTTGGGAACAAGTGATTGAACTTGTATTTACTATTTTGCGAACAAGTGATTGAACCTAAAGATAAATAAAAAAAGGAACCATCTTATTGCTATTACCCACTCGAAGCTCGATTGCTGATTTAAGAACTTGATGATTTACTTAAAGAACGCAATGTAATTGATAAGAAATTACTTTTAGCGTCAAAATTTACCCCTTCAACCGTAACCACGGAAGAAAAAAGTGCAATCTCTAAAGAAATCCTTGAAAAACGTGGATTGGATCTTCGTGAAAAAAGAGCCGTCCAAGTTAGTCAAGACGAAATCTTACTCCCACGACATACTGATAACACTCTAGCGGCTTACCCCTTTAGTGAAGTTAGTTCGTTAGTGGATAACATCAACCTCGTTAATCTTAACGGTGGGGAAACCTACAAGAAAACTTTTGTTAAAGAATCGGCCACTGCCGGGTTTAGTGCAGAAGGCGCTGACTACAACGAAGTTGAACCCGAATTTGGTTATGTCACCATTACCAAATGTAAGATTACAGCTTACACCGAAATCACTGAAGAACTTGAAAAGTTACCAAGTGTCGATTACCAAGCAGAAGTAATCAAAAATATCAAAACAAGTCTTAAAAAGAAACTTAGTTACGAAATCCTTAAAGGGGCTGGTACTGCTAATAACTTTACAGGGCTTTTCTCTGACAAGGCAGTAGCTCTTGCAGACACCACTGATTTACCAATTAGTGAAATTAATGAAAACACCCTTGACGATATCATCTTCGCTTATGGCGGAAATGAAGATGTCGAAGGTGGTGCCGTTTTAATCCTTAACAAAAATGACCTTCGTGCCTTTGCCAGTCTCCGGACTAAAGAAGGACGTAAAGTTCACACGATTGATTATGTGAGCCATACGATTGACGGAATTCCTTACATCATTAACTCCAATACTAGTGCGATTTCAAATGCACAAACCCCAGTCGGTACTTACGCTATTGCTTATGGTTCCCTCAAGAACTACGAAGTAGCGGTATTCTCTCCTGTCGAAATTGCGAAATCAAACGATTACAAGTTTAAACAAGGAATCATTTCCTATAAGGCCAGTGTCTTTGTTGGTGGCAACGTCATTGGTTATAAAGGCTTCGTCCGGGTTGTTAAGGGCGAACCAGTCGAAGAAGAAGACAAAGACTAGTCTAGATGAGTGACTCACTTTTAACGAAGGTTAAACGGAGTCTCCTTATTCCTGAGTCAGAATCATTTGCTGACGGGGAGATTAGTATCTTAATAAACGCTTGTAAAGAACTAATCTCCTCAACAGGAGTAAGTGAAGCAACCATTGCATCTTCGGAAGTCGCATTAACACTCGTGCTTATTTACACGAAAACGTTCTTTGGATTTAAAAGTGACGGAAGTGTGCGTGAATTACCAAGTAGCTTCTATACGATCCTTAATCAATTAGCAATCTCAAAAGGAGGGTAGTTATGGCCAACATTAGAATCACCCTCTTAAAAGTTAAAAAGTATAAGGAGAAGTACGAAATACATAATAAAAAAGAAGTAATCGGGATTGAACGAAGTCTTACCACGAATGAATTTGAATCAAATGTTCAAACGAAATTAAAGATTGAACGGAAAGTCCTTGTTGTCTCCTTCCTCTATAGTGGCGAAAAGTTTGTGAAGATTGGCGAAACCTACTACAGGGTAGAAAGAACCTACGACCTTGGCCAGTATATTGAAATCTACCTTGCTAATACTTCCCTCACGGCGGATGAGTTCCTTTATGAATAAAGTAGCAATAGAAATCGGAAGTCTCGTTAATCGATACACCGAAGAAGTAGTGGAAAGTATCGAAAGACGAATTGACACTACAGCTGACGAAATCCTTGATTACATAAAGAAGAACGCTCCTAAAAGTAGTTACGGTAGTGAGCACCTTGCTGACTCGTTTATTAAGACGAAAGTCGGTGACACAACTTACATCTCGTCACAAACAAAAGGAAGAATTGTCCACCTCATTGAATTAGGGTTCAAACACACGAGTGGAAAATTTGTAAAGGGCCGTCCATTCCTTATTCCAAGTTACGAAATCTTCACTCCTAAAATGCTTGAAGACTTAAAGAGGATTATCAAAAATGGCACTTAGAAATGACCCCGTATATCGTGTGTTAAAACGAGTAACAAGTAACGTCTATTATCTCGAAAATATTGACGACAATATTGACCTAAATAACAAGCTTCCCTTCATCGTTTTTAGTGTCACAAGTAAGAAGCCAATAAGCGCTGATAACACGGCCATAATTTATAAAGTTACTTACCAAATCACCCTGGTTACGAAGAAGCGAAGTGAAGCCCTCGCACTACGACTCCAAGAGCACTTAAACTTCAAAGAATTCCCACCACAACTAATAAGCATTTATCAAAACGATGACTATACATTAAATCGTGTTTACCAAGTAGAAACAATCACTAAAGGAGGTTATTAAACCATGGCAAACAAAGTCTCATTCGGTCTCTCGAATGTCTATTATTCAAAAATAACAAATACTTCAGGAGTGGACGTTTATGAAGTCCCTTCACGTCTCTTTGGAGCGCAAGAATTCTCCTCTGAAGTAATTGGTGGAAGTGAACGAATCTACGCTGATGATAGCGTGATAGCGACACTCTCCCAAAACGCAGGAAGAAACATTACGCTCAAACTTACGGAACTAGATAACGACTTCAAAACGAACATCCTTGGGTACGTAAAACTATCTAACGGAAACCTGGTTGAAGTCACTAACTCGAAGATCCAAAAGTTCGCTCTTGGCTTTGAATTCCAAGGTGACGTTGAATCACGTCGTGTGTGGTTTTATAAGTGTTCAGTTACACCAATTAACGAAGCGACTAAAACCAAAGGCGAATCCGCTGAAGCTAATAGTATTACCCTTTCAATTGTTGCCGAACCAGTTGCGGTCAACAACTACCTAATCACCCACGTTGTGGCTCATAAGAATGATGACAATTATCCATCATTTCTTACAACTAAACCCGAATTGCCAGTAATTAGTGGTTAAAACGAATGGAAAAACAAATAAACATCCAAGGGAAAGAATTTAAATTACGCTCTTCCCTTTTCTCCATTATCTCTTACCGCAGTACATTCGGAAGTGAACTCTTTAGCGACATTACCAAGATTGAGAAGATTGGTGTTGACACTTCAGATATCTCGAAAGTAATCGATGTCATATTCCGGATATTTTATATTCTGCATAAGCCATTTACTGAAGAGAGTTACGAAGACTTTCTCAATAGTTTTGGTTTCGAAGTTCTAACAAACGAAGCCGAACTTGTGAAGTTAAGCGAACTTATAGCGGAACTCTTTGATTCATCAAAAAACGGACTAGGGAGAAGCATCGAGAAACGGTAGAAGCTTCTCCCATTACCGCTTCAATTATTCTAAATTTAGCAACCCTTGGTATCAGTGTCGAAGACTCTAAACACATTGATATTGCGACGTATTTTGAAATCGTGGAACTACACATAAAGTCGCTTGATCGTGACGGTGGAAGTAGACGAGCCAACCAAAGCGATATTGACAAATTCTTACTTTAAGAAAGGAGGTCAGGGAGATGGCAGAAACCATTAAAGGACTAAACATTAAACTAGGTTTAGATACATCGGATCTTGACCAAAAACTTAAAGAACTAAACGCTGATTTAAAAGAAGAACAAAAGGACCTAAAGGCAATAAATACTGCCTTAAAGTTTGATAGTAGTAACGTTGAAAAATGGCGTGAAAAACAAAACAAACTTAACTCGATTTTAGAGAAGACAAAAGAACGTCTTGAAGTCCAAAATAAGCGTCTCGAAGAAGCCAAAAAAGCCCTGCAAGTCGGGGCTATTTCGCAAGAACAATTTAACCAAGTTCAACGCTCTGTTCAATACACTGAAGCGGACATTAATAAACTCAATCAAGAGCTTGGAAATACCCAAGCCCAAATCAAGAAAATTGGTGGAATGAATACTGATAGTCTCAAGAAAGTTGGGACTAATTTCACAAAATACGTAACTGGTCCAATCGTCGCTGCTGCGACTGCCTTAACTGCTCTTACAATCAAGGCAATGAATAACGCTAATGAGATGGCTGACAATGCTTCAAAAGTTGGTTTGTCAGTTGAAGCCTATCAAGAATGGAGTTACGCAGCAAGGATGCTCGCTACTGACGAGGCAAGTCTTCAAAAGGCATTAGTGAGAACCACTAGTATCTTGGGAGACATTGCAGCCGGAGGCACGAAGTACAGCGACACGTTAAGTCAACTTGAAATCAGTCAAGATAGTCTAGTTGGTAAAACGACTGACGAAGCTTTCGAAATAATCCGGGTTGCACTCTCAAATGTCGAAGACCAAGCACTCCGTACAGCGCTCGCTAACGAAATCTTTGGCGAGAAACTCGGTACAGAACTATCTCAGGTGTTAAGTGCCACAAGCGAAGAAATCGCAGCACTCCGTGACCAAGCAAGTGAACTAGGAGTAGTAACAACTGAAGAAACTGAAACCGCAAAGAAATTTACTGATTCCGTAACAGACTTAAAACAAAGTATGGAAAGTCTTGCGGTAACAATCGGTGTCCAAGTTGTCCCAGTTCTTCAAAAAGTAGTGGACACAGTCCAAAGTAAAGTAGTGCCAGCTGTGAGAACCCTAACTACTTGGTGGGCGAATTTAAGCACACAGACAAAAAAGATAATCGGAATCCTTACTGGAGTACTCGCTGCAGTTGGTCCAGTCATTGGAATTGTCGTAAAGGTAATACCGATGATTAAAACATTAAAGACAGTAATGAGTGGCGGACAAATCCTAAAATTCTTCCAAGGGTTTTCTGTAGGTAAACTTGCAATAGTGGGGCTTATCGCTGCTCTGGCGGTAATGCTCCTCCAAAACGATAGTTTCAAAGCCTCACTCCAAAAAATCTTTGATGCGTTCAGTAAGTTAGGAGAACCTATCGGAAACCTAGTTTCAACACTGATGGATAAACTGCAACCAGTTATTTCTGTAATTATCGAAGTTCTTAACGAAGTTATCGGAGTAATAGTTACACTAATTGAAGCCATAATGCCCGCCATTACAGCGATAATCGAAGTCCTAGTTGACGTGGTAGGAGAGGTAATCGGGGTAATCGTCGAATTAATTCAAGAAATACTCCCGGTTTTAATCACTTTATTCCAAGCCGTGGGAACAATAATCAAAGCTCTTCAACCTATTATTCAAGTTTTAATCGGGTTAATAAGCACAATTATCACCCAAGTTATGAATCTTATCTCGAGCGTCTTACCGCCAATTATGAAGATACTTGATGTTGTGATCATGTTAGTTTCAACCATAATCGGAGTAATCGGCAGTTTAATTAACACTATACTCACTCCGCTTGTCGCAATCATTGATGTTATTGCTTCAGTAATAGGCGTAGTTACAGCCGTGTTAGAAGTAGTTATAAACCTAATTGTTGCGGTTCTTAACCCGGTGTTAGAAATCGTAATTGCAATACTTAACCCAATACTTTCAATTATTATGGTGTTCATTGAATTAATCGGAAGTGTCATGGAACTCTTAACTCCACTGATTGATACGCTCCTTGCTCCTCTTATTGGCCAACTCGACATGATCGCTTTTATCTTTGAAGCGCTCGCTCCTCTCATTTCAACCGTGGGTAATCTTATCGGTGCAGTCCTAAGTCCAATACTTCAAGTGCTATTCAAATTACTTGAACCAATTCTTTGGGTGTTAGAAAAAATCATTGGCGCTGCCAAGTGGATTATGGATAACATTAAAAACGTCTTCGGTAAAGTCGGTGATGCAATAGGTAAAGTCGGCAATTTCTTTGGCGACTTATTCTCGGGTAATCTCTTCAAGAAGAACAGTAACGGAAACACCACGAATAACACCACCAATAATAGCGTGATAGTTAATACTTCCTCATCCTCCTTTGATATTGATTCAATCGACAAAGCGTTAGGAGGTGCTTACTAATGCGTGAGCTTTACTTTAAAAATAGCGTAGGCGAAAGTTTTGCACTTAATAAAGAAGTGCTTATTTCGTCAATTCAAGGTCTAGGAATTGTAAAAGAAAACACCTACTTTAACTATGGAAATAAATCGAAAAAGTTTAGTGCGAAGAACCCTATTAGTGAGGTAAACCTTGGACTCGTCTTTATGGACGGATACTCCGGATATTTAGCCTTCGTGGATTTCATAAAACGAAGTAAAGAACTCTATCTTTATTACAAAGCAGTGGATGAAAAGTACGCTCATGTCGAAGTCGTGGAATTAACCAAGGGACAAATAGAATTTGGAGTACTCAAAAGTGAACTGCGTCTAGAAAAACTCTCCGCTTGGTTAAAGAGAAGAGAAATAGAAATTGACGTCACTGAATCTGCTTCAAGCAAAATCTACCCGTTCCCTTATCCTCATACTTACAGTCAAAATAGCAATGGTAAAATCCGCCTCACGAATTATGGCCATAACAAAGCAGAGATGATCATAAAGATAATTGGCGAAGTCGACCACCCACAAGTAACGATTAGTCAGTTTGATGAAGTGGTCCAAACGCTCCGCCTTAATATAGCAGACGAGGGCATCTTCGAAATTTCTTCATTATCCACGGATGCATACATCAAGTTCAATGGAAATAATATTTATCACCGCCAAGATTTTACCTGTACAAACTTTTTAACTCTGCCCCTGGGCGAATGCGAAATTGAGTTTAGAAGTGGAGTGTTGGAGGCTACCTCATGCACACTCTTAATCTTTGAAGAATACGAGGCAAACTAAATGAAAATTCTAATCTTCAATAAACAAAATTTAGAGTTAAAAGATGAACTCGATATCACGAGTGATTACCAAATCACCCTTGATATTGTTATTAATCAAAGTAGCTATTTTACAACGAACGCTACCTCCACAAAAGGTGAAGTTGGCGACATCGTTATTTTGCACGAACGTTCCTTTTTCTTTATTGGCGTAGTCACCTTAATTGAACTAGTGGAAACGAACCAACTAAAGATTACAGCAATTGATTTTATCTCGGCACTAAACTTTGAAATCCGGGTTAGAAATTACACAGGAAACATTGGAGAAGAGTTACTTAACTATATTAGTGAAGAATACTTAACTAATACTGATTCACTGCAAAATAGACCCTTTTTAACGCTTGTAAACGTTGCAGACACCGAAGGGGAGATAAAAGGACAAGACGATAAAATAACGAAATTTAGCGACCTTTACGCAAGTATTTACAAAGAACATAAAGTCCGTCTTATTGCTCGACTTCGAATTGTTGGAGGAGACATAACCCACCTAAAAATTGAGGCACGTGACGTATCTAAAGAGACAATACTTTCATCAAACTTTCCGATGATTCGTGGCTTAACCGTTAGTGAAAATAACACGACTCCAGTTAATAAAATAACGCTCTTACCAAGTGTGAAAAACACGATCAACTTAACAAGCGAAACATTCTATCTTCTAAGTGACGGAAGCGTATCAGACGATGGCGATTCACCCTTACGAATTGAAGACGTTGTTGAGAAAAAACTCATTTATAAAGATAGTGATTTAACCGGTAAAGTTTATTCGCATAAATTCGCTTCTGGCCAAATAAAAACAAGTTCCGGGAATGTCACGTTAAGTGAAGTCACCTGGTACCAAAGTGGAGCGACTTACATTGGCTTTGACGGAACAACGACCGCAAGAGGTGTCCAAATAGGTTCGGGACCTAACCCACAACAAGCACCATTCGTCCTCTCCACACCAATCACTAATCTTGAAAGCAGCGCTAAAGTGACTGAAGTAAAAGTAACTCTCGCAGCGGTGAGTGCAACAAGTGAATACAAAATCCGGGTTGGGAACATAAGTGGAGAATTTAAAAAGATCGAGTCAAGTAGCAATAAAACTTACACGACTGGTCGAATAAACGAAACAGCTGGAGACATTGCAATTTCGCTCAAAGCAGAGTCAGGAGCCGTCTATATTTCAAACATTGAAGTCTCATATCAACCTGTCGAAGGTAACGGACAAACACTCCGGAGTATGGCAAGTGACGAACTCTTAAAAGAAGACTTTATGCATAGCATTACCTTCTCAATTCAAAAGGACAATTCGGTCTTTGTGCCGATGGAGAATATCGAGTTAGGAGACAAAATTGACTTCATTTATAAGGGGAAAAGTATCTCAACTATTCTTACAAAAATAGTGATGAGCGGAACCCTCTCCGATTACCAAGTAACACTCGGAGAAGAACGTAGCAAACTAACAGAAAAACTAAAAATAATATTGGAGGGCAAATAAATGGCACTACGAAGAATAACGTTTGACGGAGCAACCGTCTCAAGTAAAGATGACGCTGATGTTAACTATCATCTTTTTAACTTACTGCCAGCAGGAATTATAAAGGGGCTCGGAAATAACGTCTCGGTATCAGCTGGTAATAACACGATCACTTTTGGTTCGGGTTACATCCAAATCTACGGAAGACGAATCTATATGGAAGCGAATACCCAAGTAGCGGTAACGCTAGACGGTACAAAGAATGGGTATGTAATCGTGGACCTGAATTTGGCCTCTAATGAATTATCGCTTGAAAAACTGGAAGTTTCTTCCGGGTGGCCGGGTTTAATCCATAATAACCTCTCCACTACCGTGGGACGTTATCAGTTCCCGATTGCAAGGTATAAGAAGACTGCGACTAGTTTAACACTCGATGTGGCTTACATAAATAGTCGGCCACTCATTAGAACAATCAATGAATTAGTGGATTCAAGGAATGAAGCAGTTTATGACTGGGTTCAAGATAACTATAACTGCTTTGTTCTCACTCCCCTTGATCCCGAAGCAGCAATCATGGCTTATGACATAGGAAACCTATCGATAGACATAACAACTTGCCTCGTTCACATTCGTCTTGGCCGAAAAGCAGTCTTCACAATTTCGGGAAACCACCTCGAAGCTTCATCAGTCCAAACATTAAGTTATTTCTATTATGGTTCAACACACTATTTGACGATTGAATTTAAACTCGGATTCCTAGCACTCTACTCGAGTCATTCCGAACACAAAGTAACTGCAGTGGAGGTATTTAGATAATGTTACAAGAATTTAATAAGAAGAAAATCTTACTCGCCTATTACGGTGGGTCAACAGCTTACCAAACCATTAACGAGAACTCTGATAAAGATGTGATTGTTGTCCTTGATAACTTTGACGGCTACGATCATCTCGCTGTTCCCGAAAAAGGAATTGAATATTTTGTTTTCGGTAGGGATGCATTTATCGACAAAATGAATTTCGATAAAACTATTGCCCCATACTTACTTATTTTTAATGACGACATCCTTGCGGACATTGAACCAATCGTGTTGGACGAGTCGTTTGAATCGACCTATAACGAGATCCGCTCTCGTCCCTTTGGTTTTTTCATTAATGAATATATAGGAGCCATCCTCTCTTATTACGGAACGTTCCTAAAGATGAATATTCTCCGGAAGAATATGTACCATCTCTATCGAATCGAAGAACAGGTAAAGCGTTACTTCGAAACAGAAACATTCTCCCTGGGAGTGAGTGAAGAAACCCTAGAAAAAATGATGGTGCTAAAGAGTAACTTCGGCACTAACAACGCTGACACCCTAGCGGAATTAAAAGGGATCATAAATTACTTGAAAGGAGTAAGAACCAATGACGAATAGTGAAATAACCTTAACAGTGATTTCTGTACTGGGAACAATAAGTTCCATTCTCTTTGCTTTCCTTGCTTTCAAACGTAATAGCCACGCTGATACAAAGGAAGTTGGCCGAGAGTCCGGAACAGTTATATCTGACCTCGGGTACATTAAATCAAGCATAGAAAGAATTGAGAAGCGCCTCGATAACTCGGAACAGAAGTTTGATGCATTCTCTACCCGACTTGCTCGAGTGGAAGAAAGTGTCGCTTCCGCTCATAAAAGACTAGATGAACATATTAATAAAAGAACAGGAGGAAAGAAAAGTGAATGATATTATCGTTTCAGTTATTAGTATTGTCGTAACAAGTGTTGTGCTACCGCTCATCACATTAGGAGGGACCAGACTGATTCAGTTCCTTAACCAAAAGATAAAGGACGAAAAGACAAGAACCTTACTCACCGGGTTAACGTCAATTATCGAAAGAGCCGTCCGGAGTGTCTTCCAAACCTATGTTGAAGCTCTGAAGAAGAACAACAGCTTTGATAAAGAAGCACAGGTCAAAGCTCTTGAACTCGCACGGAGTGAAGTAACAAAACAACTGAGTAACGAAACCGCATCTTTCATAAAAGAAACGTACGGTGACGTCAATACATTTATTATCTCGCAAATCGAAGCAACAATTAACCTATTAAAAGTATAATTTATACTTTTAATAAATCATAGTTTAAATAAAATAATTATAAAGTTATCACATGTTGCCTCAAATGAGAGTTTTATCTAGTTTGCTTCTCTGCTCTTTTATATTCTTTAAATTTATCACGCACCGGTTTATGGGCAGAATAATCCATATATACCCAAAAGATAATTGATAGCGGAATTAATACGGGGATGAGAATATGAAAATCTAGCGTGGTTTTTGCAAAGTTATCGACGACAGGTTCAGTCGTTGTGAAAAAGTAGGCGTTCAAGAAAAACGCAAGGAGAAATAATAAGTAGATGCTTGTATCAATAATATATTTTCGTTTGTTACCAAAAAAATTGTGTTTCTGATACTGAACGTGCTTAAAGATAAAACTAATAATTGTTCCAATCATGGAGGCGATATAAAAATAGTAAGGAATTCCCCAAACAAAATTAAGTGCGGTAAAGCCAATTTGAAAACCAAAAAAAGAAAAGAAAAGCCCGGTTTGCCACACAAAATAAAAAACTAGATTGTTTGCTGCCCCAATATATAATAAGTCGTCTTTTGACAATTCATGAAAATCATAGTTATATTTAAACATTTGGTTATTCCTCTACACTATTATTGCATACTAATAATGTTTTTTGAAGTGGTTTTACATTATTTACAACTCTACATGTCAAAATGTGATAACTCAATAAATTAGTTTTTGATGAAAAAGATTGCATCATAATAAAAAAAAGACTCTAATAAGGTTTTATAATAATGATTGTGCTTTTATTAATTCGATTTTTTGAGTAAATAGGATTAAAGGAGAAAAGGTAAATATGATTAATACAATAATTCTTTCCGTACTTATGACTTCTTCTACAATGAGCACAACTGCTGATGTTGGCTTGGCTAAACAGAATACAATAACGGCAACTTCATTTTCCCAAAATGAAATTTCAACATTACTTCAAGATGGACTTTTAACCTTAGACGATCAGGTTCAGGATGAGTTTGAAGCTCATTCAGAAATCCTCAAATTTCTAAAAGATTACTCAATGATCCAAACAATAGGTTATAACAATTTATTAAATGATCTAATTACCAAAAGGGATAATGGATATTATTTTACGCCTTTAGATGGAAATTCTGGACCGAATGGCTACAATGGAAATGTTACTACTTTTGGTAGAGATTTAGTGTTTCCGTGGGAACCAGGTGGTGGCGGGGGAGAACCAACTATACCAACCGCTCTAACAGAAACCCAAATTACGGCGCAATACGGACAAAGACAAGCAAATTTAAACGGGAAAATTGGATCAAAGAACTTCTATGGAATTTCTGTCAATGCAGCTGCATGTGCCTCTATGTACAATTTAATGTTGAGGACCGCCGGCACACAAGCGATAGGTGGAGTTGGAGTTGTTACTATTATTTTAGAAATTATTAAAACACAGGCTCTAAAACCTGCAGTAACCGCTATAACTTCTTATTTTTCGGGCATAATCAAACCATTTCTATCATTAGTAACTGCCGGCAACCCACTTGCTGTGGTGATTGCCGTTATTTTAGCTGCATGTGCTTTCATTGCTTTAGTCGTTGTTTGCAGCATGGTTTATGCTGGATACAAAGGAAAAGCTTTTAGAATGGGCATTCTTCGAAATGGGTTATTTAACTACACACCTGTCTATGAAATATATTAGTGATGCTAATTTGTAATATTAAACAAGTTTAAAGCAATAAACATCAGTATTGTTTTCCTAGTATATCCATGAAATTTGAGTTTCTTAATGTTCTTAATCTATTGAAAATTAAATTAAACAAAAATTCTGTTGTATTTATAAGTAGGTAGTTATGAATTCCTTCGACCAACCTCACCTGGGCGATCATCATCCGTAAGGGATAGGTGCGTGCTGGGTACCTTGGGACACGTTAAAAGGAAGAGTACAGTGGCCTCAACTTTAGGCCGGAGTCACCGAGTGTAGTGCTCGGTGATTTTTCTCTAAAACACGCAAAACCAACGGCAAAAGTTACTAAAGAATGGCCGGTTTTTGCTATAATATAGAAAACAATCATTGGGAGAAAAGTATGTCTATATCAATACAAGACTTTAAAAAAGTTGTTTGGAGCCATTACTTGGAAATCGAAAAGACTTTTATTGAAACATTTTCATTCGTTGCATTTGATGACGATAATGCAGGTACATTTTCAGAGAAGTATTTTACCTTGTATCAGCTTATTGGAAGTGAAATCGATGTTGTCGCAAAAGAACTGTGCGCATTAATAAATCCAATGGGAGGAGAGGATAATATACATAAATATTGCCAAACCATCAGTACTCATTTTTCATTTTTTGTAAATGAGGACATAAGGATTAAGCTAACCAACGCTATTATTAAACCCTGGAGCTGTTGGAGTTTTAGCGTTAAAACTGATCGCAATGGAGTTGCCCGTGTTAATGGGACTGCACCGACTTGGTGGAAATTATATAATAAGACTAAGCATCAAAGAACTCAGACATTAGCATCATATGGTAAACCTTTTTATAAGTATGCTAATCAAAAAAATGTCCGAGATGCTTTAGCGGGATTGTTTCAACTTAATATATATGTTTTTATGGAACTTTGTCGTGCTGCTTCGCAGAAAAATCAAACAAATGATGATTATGTTATTAGTCAGTCCGCTTTATTTGATGTACTAAGAAGTGATGCTAACCATAGAAACGGATTTTATCGAACAAAGACTCTTGATGGTGTAAGTCTGGAGTTTTTTGGGCAGACATTATAGTGACTATTCATCCCTCTCTTTGTGAACAATAAATTACTTTGGCATGTTAAAAGGAAGCGTACATCAGCCTCAACTTTAGGTCGGAGTCACCGAGCGTAGTGCCTGGTGACTTTTTTTGAAAATGAGCGCAAACAACTGCAAAAAAATCATTAAATTAGCGTAATAACCCTTTTATAACTTAATTGACCAAGGCAGTTGGATTTGAACTTAATAGCACCGAATAATGGGACACAGTTACTCATACTTTCCACCATTTACCCAAAGTCGGCACAATTTAACCCTTTTATGAAAGTTCCCAAACTGTCTGTCATTTACCCACAGTTACCCATACTTTCCGCCATTTACCCAAAAAGGGAAAAATTAACCCTTTTATTAATTTTAGATAAAAAAAGTCTTACCCTTTAAGTAAATACTGGCTCCAACTTTAGTTTACTTTGG